TCATATCAAAAACTTTATTCCAGTTACTGTCATCAGCTTCCCATTCGATGTCATCTCTATGAAATTTGACTTGAAAATTACTGAAGGCGAAACCATGCGTATTAATTTTGAAGTCTCCTTCAGGGTTCTTTTTGATAGTCCATTTGTTTCTGTTATCACACATACAAGATATAAGGTTAATAACTACTTCTCTTGCATTTTCTTTTACCTCCAGCTTCGGAGGGTTGTTTAATAATTCTCTGTATTTATCCATGATTGTTTGTTTTTATTGTTCTATTGTTATTTCTAATAATGCTTCTTCGTTATCTACCATTACAACCCAAGTGTCGTATAGTCTTTCTCCTTTATTTAAAGAGCTTAATAGGTCTTCTATATCGTATCTTGTAAATTCTATTTTAATTTTTTTCATGATTGTTTGTTTTTAAGGTCACACATTTATTAATATCGTTCTCCACTTTCTGTAAACTCGTACCCATTATCTATAATAGTTTCTTCTATAGCTTCTCTAGAAGTGTAGTATTCGTATTCTTGTTCTAGTGAATGGTATATCTTGTTACATATATCTTCGTAGTGTTCTCTTATTTCATATAAGATGTCTTCGCAGATGTCTTCTATATTGGAATAGTTCCTACCATACCAATCGTTAGTCATTTCAGCATCTAAGTTGTCTGAATAACTTTTTGAATGGTAGTAGTGTCCACTGTGTTTGAAGCTTCCGTATATGTTTATGTCACCGTTTTTAATTAGCTTTATAACTCTGTACCAATCTTTTTGGTACTGTTGGTTGTTATATCCTGGAGTTATGAAGTGTAGTATATCTTTGTTTGGTGATCCTTCAAACATAGCACCATCACCTTGAGAGGCGAATCCTCTGAAATATATTTTATCAATATCGAATCCTGTTTCATCTTCTTTGTACATTTCATAAACACTATCCCACCATCCTTCACGTATGTTCAGGTCGTAAAATTTCTCGATTACTTTTTCTTGTACTGATTCATCAAGTTCTTCGAACTCGTAAATTTTTGTTGTTTCTGTTCTCATGATTAATTAAATTACATCCTCTTTAAAAACTGTGTAACCTAGAGTGAGGATATTACTCAGGGTTACACATTTATTATTAGCAACAATTACATTCATCCCATTCTTTACCATTTCTACAAGTGTCACCTATAGTAGGCTCAAACTCTATGTGATCATCTTGTATTAAATCAGATACATTACATGACTCATAACCTTCGTTCTGTAGTATAAACTCTAATACACTTCCGAAATTATGTTCTAAATGAGATTCTGACTTCATATTGTTTATCCATACCTCTGCATTATTACTGTGCGAGGAGATAAACCCAGACCTAGAGGTGTATCTATCTTTTATCCATGCTTCAAAGTTTGTCCAATTAGATTTTAGATAGTCTATGACTAGATCGTATTGACTTTGAGATATAACGTATTCACAGTTTATACTATCATTTCCAAAGTTGTAGTATTTAGGACTAACTAACTTTTGAAAGTTGATAGTCATTTCTAGCATTTCATCTGACAATAAGCTTTCTAATATTCCGCAAATTTGCTTAGATATTCTTTCATTTCTTTCAGAATAATTCCAGGTAAAATTATCATAATCGAAATCTGTTTCGTATTCGTCATTGTAAGATTTAATATCATCATCTTCTCTGTCGTATTCGAATAGGGTATTATAGAACCCATCGAATAATGGTAAGTAACTTTCTATTTTTTTCATGATTGTTTTATTTTATGTGATAAATTTCGTTTGTATCCGTATACTTTTCGTCTCTTAAATATTGGTTGATTGCTCTTTTTATTTTAGAGAGATTGCTCCCGAAAAAACCAGGATTCGCATAGGCTAAAGCTGTGTATTCTTTTTGTATTAAGTTTATTCCGTAGCCTTTGTATGTTTGATATTCTTTTTTCATGATTGTTTTATTTTAAATTATACTGAATCCGTTTTGTTCAAAACTTAAAGAGCCAAGATCAGACCTAAGATCTTGATATATTCTTTCAATATCGTCTTGCTGATCGTGTGCCCATTCGTTAAAGTCAACATTGTTAACATCTCTAAAATCTTGCATATCAATTTTCTCTTTTACTTCTTTGTCGTGTTCTTGATATATTTCAACCACTTCATTAATATAAGTGGTTAACTTCTTCATGTCTTTACAATCTATACTTTTGTTATAGATTTCTTTTGCTTTTTCTATTGCTCTCATTTTCGTTCGTTTTTAGCGTGGTTTGTAATATTTATAAGGTTATCATTCAAAATTTCAATTGCTTCGCTGTGTTTAGCCTTGAGTACATTTAGAGCGTGTTTCTTAATCTCTTCAGGGGTTAAGTTTTCTTCTCTTATGTTACAATATACCTCAAGTAATAATTGTTCGAATGTGTATCCATCCATTAGGTTTTGAGCTTTCTCATAACCACTTTCTAAATTAATGTTTGTCCAGTCCATAATAATTAAATTTTATCCTCTTAATTTTTTGTGTGTAACCCTAAGTGAGGATGTTACTTAAGGTCACACATTTACTCTCATTACCATGTTTAGGGGTATGTTATATCCATCAGGATCAATAACAGGCTCAGATTCTTTGTATCCTTCTTCATCAGGCTCTGAGTCTTCATCTATTATGTATTCTATTTCTAGCCATTCACTTATTCTAGGGTTTTTACTTCCCCACGCATCTTTTACTCTTGCAGAGTCGCCACATTCACTTATTTCTATTTCGTATCCACCTGTATTAGATATTGTATATCCTCCATGAACTTTAAAACTTTTGTGTTTTTCGTATTCATTAATAGCAAGTTCTAAGCATTCACTAAAGTTTTCACTATTGTTTTGAAACTCTTTTATTTTTAAGTCTTCTTTATTGTCTAGTTTAAAGATATACTTGTTCCAATCACCCGTTATTTCGGGTTCTTCGTATACTTCTTCGTATGTTCTATTTTCCCATACGTCAAACCATATTTTTAAATTGTTTTCTGTCTCTATTTGGACGCTTGAAACTATTCCAGCAGTCTCTAATTCTATTTTAATTACTTTCATGATTGTTTGTTTTTAAGGTTACACGTTTAGTATTAGTATTCGTTATAAAGAAAGTTTCTTAAGTCTCTCATCTCTGATATGTGGTCTTGCCCTGCGTAATAAGATATTCTAGCTTCTTTCCCGTACTTAGTAAGGAAGAACCTTTTTAATGCCCAATGCTGAGGAGATCTAAACAGTAAACACCGTTCTACTTTTTCCTTTGTTTTGTGATGTCCACCAATATCCTTAGTCAGCATATCGCAAAGTTGTCTTTTAAATTCTTCTGTTAATTGAACTCTGGACCATCCTGTCGTTTTTAGATATAACCTTTCATTCAATAAATCTTGTGCAGAGGTTTGGTAATCTACTACCTTCCACGCTTTTTCTAAACTGTCAATTTTTGTAATACGTCCCATTTTGATTTGATTTTATATTATTGGTTCATTTTATAGGCTGAACTAATTACCTTTTTGCTAAGTTAGTTATTTTATTTTGTACTGACAATAGTAAAATCACTAAAGTTTGTTTTTATTATTAAATCTGTCCTGTTTTCTTCTATCCATTTTTGAAACCAGGATTGTAGAAATTTAGGTGCAGGTTCTATTTGTCCGTTGTTTTCTGTGTAGAATGTATCGTTTACTTTGTAAATCGGATTGTTTCTAAGATCTTTGTATACTTCAAAGTTTTTCATTGTTTTAAATTTTAGTTTTTACCATATTAAGGGGTATATCATACCCATCAGGATCAATAACGGGTATTAATTCCCCCATTTCTTTGTTTTCATCCATCATATTAGGATAACCGTTTTCAATATATTCTATTTCGAACCATTCACTTATGATTGGGGTTTCACTTCCCCATGCGTCTTTTACTCTTGCAGAGCTTCCGCAGTCACTCAATTGTATTTCGTATCCGCCTAAATTAGATACCGTATAGTATCCGTGTGTTATAAAATTTTTCATTTTGTTTGGGGTTTTAGTTTTTAAATTCTATTAATTATAAGTAAGGTCCAGACTATTAGAGCTGAGCCAAAACAGATTAAAAATTCATAATTTATTTTTCTTTCTGTAGTTTTAAAACTGTCTATTATTTTTTTCATTTTTGTTTGTTTTTAAAGTTTAAATGTTTTTTAAGGTTACACATTTATAATAGAACCTACTAAGGGGATCGAACCCTTATACGTACTTGTTTCTTACTGATTCAGCAGATTCCCAGAATCGTAGGTTTTTAAAATTTAATTTAATAAGGTGACACATTTAGAATAATGCCACCTTATTAAATAACATAGTATATTAATAAGCTATAATTAGAAACAAACAACACGTAAAAATTTTGGTTATTAATTACGCTGTAAAGCTTCCTTTCTACTTATTAATTTAGTCTTAAACATTTCATTTTTTGCCGTTAGTCTTTTTTGTATTTCATTTAATAGCCTTGTCAAGTTGTATAAACACAAAGGGCGTTCAATTTAAAACATTAAAGCAACAAATTTGCACACGTTTAAAATTTTATCAAAATGTCAAAAAACGGGGTATTCTTGGAACGGGCAAAGGGTTCGAACCTTTAAAACTGAGTTTCCAGTTTTGCGCCTAGCGCCCGTTAAAACTTTGTTATACTGTGAAATCTTCGAATATATCTTTTACATTGTAACCGTTCAATATATCTTTAATTTCATGGAAGAAACGCCCTTTAGCCTTGTTTAGGTCTTGTTTTGAACCTTGTTTATAATTATAGGCTTTTACAGTCCCGCTTTCCTCGATTGCAAGTATTATCTTTCTTGAGTTATTCCAAGTCAATACTATCTCTAAAGGCTTACTAATTTGAATAGGATTGAAAGGTCTCAAACCTTCTTTTTTTCTTTGCTTTTCTCTTTCTATTATTGCATAAGTACCGTTTACGATTGCAAGCAATGATTTTTTTTGATTGAATTTTGATTCAGTGTCAAAATTCCAAGTTTTCAAATTAACTTTGTTTTCGCTCGTTACTTTGTCAGTTGTTAGCTCTTTTTTAGTGGTTACCACTTTTTGAGTCTGTGCGATTACTATTCTTAAATTATTCATTTTATTGATGCCTCATTAAAGGTCTTTATTATATCGTGTCTAAATTTTAGGCTTTAAACATAACCGTTTTAACAAAGATACGCCCGAACAAATGTAAAAAACAAATAAAAAGTAAAGTTTTTTTTCAATTAATTTGTAAATGTCTAATTATCAACGCTTTACAGATATTAATAGTTTCCTGGAAATTCAAAAAAAAGGTTTCAAGGTTACACAATTAGAAAAAGGAAACAACAATACTATTACAATAGAGAGAGAAACAAAAGAAAGGATAAAAGGAAAGGATCTTTTAAAGTGATGGACTAAAAAAAATAATACTTCATAGGATTAAACAAACGATTTAAACAGATACAAAACTTTTTAAAACTGTTTACGCTTTTTAGTTTTCCCCAAATAGAAACAAAAACAAAGTTTTCTTTAACGTTCTATTGGGTACATGTAAAGAGTTGATTAATAAACAGTTAAGTAATGCGGGGGCGAAACAAAAACAGTAAAGAGGGGCACAACAAAACCCAAAACGCACCCACCCCCCAAAAGTTTTGCGCCCCCCACAGGATCGCTACACCCCGTCGCACACCGCTATAACCCCACCCACACAACCACAGAGAACTTCTAAGAAAACCTACCTCCAGTCTAGACCCTTACCCTCACTCACTAGGTTTTATTGCCTCTAAAGGCTTGTATGGAAGTTTATTTACCTAACCGTAACGCATTCCGGTTTGCATAAGGAGAGGATTTATTAAAGCGGTATTTGGTTATTTGGGGATGTATTTATATATTGGATGTTAAATTACGTCTTGGCTATGTAAAGTGGTAGGTCTCCACTCGGGTTTAGGCGATAAAAGTTATGTAAAATGGCATATGTATATTTAAAGCATGATGACAGGAGGATGAAGTATGATCCTATGTATATTGTTTGGTTGGATAAGTTTGTGAGTTTAAGGAAGTTGCGAGGTATTAGTCGGAAGTATGTTGCTCATCACATGGGTTTAAGTTATAGGACTTATTATGCTAAGGAGGTTTGTATATCTAGTTTTAAGATGTTTGAGTTGGTAAGGGCTTTTAATGTTATTGGTTATAATTTGGATGTTGTTGTTGTTGGGGATGTGTTCAGTCATACTAAGAGGGGTAAGCGTATAGAGTATAAGCATGTTAGTTCGGACAGAAAAAAGGGTTAGGTTATGTTGAGTTTGTATGTGGTTACGGAGAGTTGTGGTGAGGGATATAGTTTGTTATCTGTTTGTCGGAGTTTGTCTGGTGTTACGGAATCTATAGATGATTATTTTGGTGAGGGTTATGAGGTTTTGAATCGTTATGATGTTGGGGAGTTTGGTATTGAGTATGTGTTGGATATTTCTTGGTGGGATGTTGGTCAGGAGAACTTCACTAAGGTAACGGTTAGGAGGGTGAGTTTGTTTGATGGGTTGGGATTTAGCTTGGTGGATGATTCTCGTTTTAATTTGTTTTTGCGGATAGTTTTAATTTTTGTTTTTTTGGTTATAGTTTTTAGTTTGGTATTATGTCTGACGTAAGGCACTTGGATGGTGAGGGAAAGAGGATAGTTTGGGTAACTCGTAAGGGGAGTCATTTTCATTTGGAGGATTTGCATGATAATCATTTGTTAAAGATTTATGAGAATCAGATTAGGTATCGTCCAGAGAATCCTGTTTTGGATTATTTATGGTCAGAGATAGAGTTTAGGGGTTTAGAGGTTTAGTTTTTTTTGGTGGTGTTTGTTTGTAACAAAATATTTATTAGTTAGTTTAGGTATCGTGGATGGCGTTACCTTTTTTTTGTTTTTTTATGGTAGGAGTTATATTAGATGAGGAGAAGTTTTTGGAGAATCATCGTTGTTATGTTTTGAATAATATTGATAGGGTTGGGCGACCTTATTTGGATCGGTTGAAGGAGTATGCTTATGATAGGGGTTTGAAGTTATGCAGAAAATGTTATAGGGTTTATGAGAAAGATTGTGCCGAGTGTGGCAAAGTGGTTAAACACTAATTTCCCTGAGATAGAGTTGGATTGTTTACGTTCTGACGAGGAGTTTTTTTATTTGTGTTGGTTGAGTGAGTTGTGTGATGCCGGGTATGTTGATAATGCTTGGTATGAGAGTAGGACTTTTGAGTTGTATGGTGGTTATGAGAAGTTGTATGAGCAGAGGTTAAAGACGAAGGTAAATTATAAGAGGGAGTGTTTGGTTAAGCCTACTGTTTACACTCCTGATTTTAAGGTAGAGTGGACGGAGAAGGCTGAGGGTGTTTTTTATTATGATTATGTTGATGCGGAGCGTTTGACTAGTAATAGTAAGCCGTTGTATCATTTGGGTGATGGGTTGGTTAGTTATGTAGAGATAAAGCCTGTTCACAATCAGAATAATATGACGAGTTATGCTCAGGTGAAGATTAATTGGTTGTTTGCTACTCAGGGTGTTTATATTAATATGTTTAAGATACCGAGTATGTTTGGAATGAATTTTCATCCTGGTGAGTATTTGGTTACGGATATAAAGCGTTCACCTCGGAATGTTGGTTTGACGGTTCTTGGTGATTATTTAAAATAAAATGTTTATCTTGGTGCAAGGGTTTTAATGTATATTCATATATTGTTTTGTTTGGAGAGGTGCTTTGTTTGTTTTGCACCTCTTTTTTTTGTTTGTAGGTGACACATTTAGGGTAAAAAATAATTGTTATATATTTACAATATGGACAGGGATGTTATTGAGAACGTGTATCAGTTGATAGTTTTGAATAAGACGTTGGGAGATACTCCTGGATTTGTTTGGCAGGTGGGTAAGAATTATCGAGTTGCCGGGCAGAGGTTTGAATGTTCAAAGATACTTCATGATGACACTGCGTTTCATTTTAATGGTCAGAGTCGTTGGATAATTTTTTTGAAAGCACCTAATGGGGAGGAGTTCAAGCATGCTTATTATGAGAATGCTAGTTTAGAGGTAAAGAGGGGAGTTCCAGAACATTTATTAGTTTAGTATAAGTATAAATTTAAAAATAAGAAATAATGGCAATTACATTAAGTACGTTAAATATTGTTGATAAGAGTGGTAATACTACTACTGTTTTATCGGACAAGGTAAAGGCGGTGAACTCTTTTGAGGGTGACGTTGATGTGGAGATTGATGTTTACGGTCAAGATCCTCAGATTATAAAAACACAAAATACGGCAGCTACGGGTAGTGTTACTTTGAACTCAGGTTCGGGAACTATCACAAATTTGACTGTTAATGCTTCAGGAGGGGCAGCTTTTAGTATTTTTGATACTGCTACGGCTGTATCGGGAGCTTCATTGAATGAGCTTGCTTCTAACCTAGTTACAGCGATAAATTCTTTTGTTACTGTTCCTAACTATACGGCTAGTGCTGCAGGTGCGGTTGTAACTATCTCTGCTGATAAGGCTGAGGCTGATACTCCGAATACTTTTGTTGTTGCTTCTACGGTTACTGGTACATTAGCTAAGACGGATGTGAATTTGTCTGGAGGTACTAATCAGAAGAGTCTTATAGATGCAGCTTTGACTAGTTTTAGCATCAATGTTACTCTAGAGAATGGTGCTACTAAGGCGTTGAATGTTTTAAGAATCAGGTCTGTAAATCAGCAGCCGGGTGGTGGAAGTTTAATTTACTACAATGGAGCTGGTAATACTTTCCAAAAGGTTGATGAGGTTCTTTGTACTGAGTCATTCTCTGCAGTTAAGACTTTGATAGACGCATTATAATATTTTGCATGTTGTATTGATTTATATTTAATTGTTTTATAACCCTAGCTTTTATAGTTAGGGTTTTTTGTTATATTGGGGTTAAATTAAAATTAAAATGAAATTAGAAGATATTAAGGACGTAAAAGTTCGTAAGTATGTTCGTGGTCTTCAGTTAAAGCTTGAAGAGTTTGAGGCGAACACTACTAAGGTTAAATCATTTTTAGCTTTAAAAAACTTCATTACTCAGAACAATAAGCTGCTGACAAATTATCGGGTATCTGATTCAGCGGATGAGCTTTCTGACAAGGAGGATAAAGCTTTGGAAAGGGGTTTAAAGTTCTCGGAGAAGTTGGATTATCTGCAGACGTTGTTGGATAAGATGTATAGTGAGATTGGTGAAATCCCTGAAGAGCAGGGTAAACAGAAGGCTGCTTCGGCTTACGAGCAGGCTATGAGGGAGATAAAAAATGGGTAAACTTGCGGCAGGCTCTATGCGCCCTGATAAATTCGAGAGAGTTAGGAATATAAAATTGGGTGATAAAATTGAGTTTAGCGTTAATCTTCCTAAGCCTCCTGTTTATTATAAAATTGATAAATGGGATAAAAAAATAAGAGACCAGAGGTGGGGTATTCCTGATTGGATATTATCTCAGATTGAATTTGACTCTTTAGATGTCGATAATCAGATTGATTATTTGAAGCAGGTAGCTTATCACCGTATTAATGGTTATTGGTTTTATAACCATGGGAATATTGAGTATTTAACGGGTGATCATTTTTTCTATTTAGCATTTTGGAGGATTGATGGTATTGTCCCTTATTGGAAGGATAGTGATGCTATGTTTTTTTATATCGAGCGTCATTGTCAGATGTTGGATTCTTGTTTGGGTTGGATGCAGGTTACTAATCGTAGGGATGGTAAGACTGGTAAGGCTACTTCTATTATTTACAATCGTATTACGTTGAACTATGATGCTAATGGAGGTATTCAGAGTAAGACGAATAATGATGCAAGAACTATTTTCAAGAAGATGGTTAAGAGTTGGCAGAAGCTTCCTGATTATTTAAAGCCTGAAGATTCTGGTGACACTAATCCTAGTGCTGCCTTAAAGTTTGAAGAACCTGCTAAGCGGAGTACAAAGGGTGGAAAGAAAATCTACAAGGAGGTTTTAAACTCTATGATTAATTATAAGCCTTCTGTTGAGAACGCTTATGATGGTTCTAAGTTAAAGTATTACTATGATGATGAGTATGGAAAAACTACAGAGGTAGATGTTAATGAGCGTTGGCAGGTTGTTAAGGAATGTTTGGTCCAGGGGAAGAATATTGTGGGAAAGAGTTTGCATACTACTACTGCTGAGGAGATGGAGGAGAAGGGTGGAGCTGCTGCCAAGGATATGTGGGATGATTCTGATATTATAGAGTCTGACGCTAATGGCAGGGAGTTTACTGTTTCTGGTTTGCTGAGGTGGTTTAAGCCTGCCACTCATGGCTTGGAGGGGTTTATAGACAGTTATGGTTATAGTGTTGTTGAAGACCCTAAGCGACCTGTTTTAGGTATTGACGGAAAGAAGATAGAGGTAGGTAGTGTTAGTTATATTAACCGAAGGAGAAAGGGGTTGTCGGGAAACAAGTTGGCAGGCGAGAAGAGGAAGTATCCGTTAACTATTGATGAGGCTTTCATTGAGGAGGGTAAGTTAAGTCCTTTTGATATTATTAAGTTGAACGATCAAATATCTTATAATGGCACACTTAGTAATAAGGTCATACAGGGAAACTTCGTATGGATAGATAGGTCTAACTCAGAGGTAGGATGGCAACCGTCTCCTAGTGGTAGGTGGAAAGTGTTGTGGATGCCTCCTGTTGAGGAGAGGAATAAAACCGTACAAACATCTAGGGGTCTTAAGCCTGGAAACTTTGATAAGTCTGTGGCAGGCTGTGACCCTTTTGACCATAAGATGACCACCGATAATAAGAAGTCTAATGGGGCTAGTTATGTGTACCGAAAGTTAGAGCCTTTTGACCAGGGGCTGAGTGATACTTTTGTTTGTGAGTATGTTAATCGTCCTGCCACTCCTGATATGTTTTATGAGGATATAGCTAGGCAGTGTATTTTTTATGGCTGCGAGTTATTGTGTGAGAATAATAAGATTGGTTTAATCAATTGGTTTGATAACAATGGTTATGGTGGGTATTTAATGGACAGACCTGACTTCACTCATACTGACTATAGCAGGAAGAGGCAGAAGGAAAAGGGTATTCCTATGAACTCGGAGGCTGTTAGGCAGAGGGCTATAGAAGTTACGGAGGGTTTTGTGTATTCTAATACTGGCTATGACTTTGAGAAGGACTTTCATGGTAAGGTTTATTTCAATGATTTATTAAAGTGTTGGATAAAATTCAATCCTCAGAAATGGACTGACTATGATGAGTTTGTTGCTGCTGCTTTGTGTTTGTTTGGTAAGGAAAGATATGTAAGAAAGAAGACCAATAAAAAAGGTAGATCTGTGGGTAACTTTATTAAAACATATAACAAACGTAATCGTTTCTAGGTAGTTAAAATAATTGCTTACATTTGTTAGTATAACTATTTTTTAGTAAGAGAATGACAAAATCAAATACTAAGCTTCCTAACTTTCCGAATCCGACCTTATCTAAAGAGGAGAAATCGACTAAAAAATACGGGTTAGGATGTGCGAAAGCGATATACGGAAAACATAGGGGTACTGATTGGTCTGTTTATAATAAGATTGCAAAATTTGTAGAGAACAGGAAAGCTGCTGAAGGGTTGTCAAGTGTTGACAAGTTTAAGGATTTGCTTGATTTGAATGGAGACACTTCTTACTTAAATTTGGATTGGCAGTCGGTATCTGTAATTCCTAAGTTTGTTCAGTTGGTAGTTGGGGAGATGATTAACCAGGAGTTTAAGGTTAACGCTGTGGCTATGGATGAATCTTCAATGGAAAAATTTGAGGAGGAGAAGAATAAGATATATGCCAATATGTTGATGGCTGAGTTTTCTCAGAAGATGGAGGCTGAGACTGGTTTTTCTATGGTTGATAAATCTATTCCCGTTCCAAAAGATTTAGAGGAGGCAGATGTTTTAATAGAGACTACTTTAAAGCAAGCTGTTGAGATAGCCATGGAGGTTTGTATTTCTTTTGTTTTACGAGCTAACAATTTTGACAAAGAGGTTAAGGAAAGATTAATTAGAGATTTAATAGTTATAAAGATATGCGCTACAAGGTCTTATTTTGATGACAATAATGACATCAAGTTAAGGTATGTAGATCCTGCAAATTTAGTTTTACCATATTCTAAAGACCCTTATTTCAGAGATAGTCCTTATACGGGAGAGATATTAAAAATGAGCTTTCATGATTTTGTTGCCTTGGTTGGCGATGAGATGACTGAAGACCAGTACTATGATATTGCTAAAAGGGTAGGTAAAAAAGACATAGCTAACGATGGATTAACTCAAGAGAATGGTAGGTATTACCAGTCACCTTATTACGGTAGGGGTCAGGTTGATGATTTTTATATTGAGGTTTTAGACTTTGAGATTAGGTCAACAAACCATGAGTTAACCTATGAGCAAAAATATATTAGCAAAGGAAATTTTTTCTTAAACAAAAAGAAAACAGGTTACGAGCCTAAGAAGTATAGCAAGAAGAAGAGGGATGTAACCAGAAAGAGGGTAGAAGTTTTTTATGAGGGGTTGTATGTTATAGGTTCTGATTACATCTATAAGTATGGTCTTCAGGAAAATATGAATAGACCCAAGAAGAGTGGTGCTTATTCTTCTGAGGTTAAGAGTAGATATAGCATTATTGCTCCAGGTATGTATGACATGGAGAATAAGTCTATGGTAGAGCAGATGTTGCCTTTTGATAATCAGATGACTTTAGCTTATTTAAAGCTTCAGCAACAGATGATTAAGGCTAGACCAGCAGGTTTAGCTGTTGACTCTTCTTCTTTGGAGGATGTTTTAAAAGGTAGAGGTGAGGATTTCCTAGATCCGACTGATATTGTAGAAATATTTGATCAGACGGGTAATTTATATTACAGAAGTGAAGATTCAGAGTTTGGTGGAATGATTAATCAGAAGCCAATTCAGGAGCTTGCTAATGGTCTTAGTCCAAGTGCGTTGTATTTCGTAGAGGTGTGGAATCACAACTTGAATATGATTAGGACAATTACGGGGTTGAATGAAGCTAGGGATGGTTCTACTCCTTCTCCTAAAGCTTTGGTTGGTGTTCAGAAGATGGCTGTAAATATGAGCCGTAACGCCACCAGGTCTTTAAATGATGCTTATATCCATAGTTTTAAATCTTTAGCTGACAATATAGCTATGATGGTTCAGAACAAGGCTATTGCAGATGGGCTAAGAGGTTATGAGCTTGCTTTAGGTAAAGAGGTTGTTGATGTTGTTAATATTGTCAAAGATTTAAGCCTAGCAGAGTTAGGTATTGAGATTGAGATATTACCTAGTGCTGAGGAGATGCAGGAGTTAAACATATTAATTGAGAAAGCGATAACTGCTCAATCTATAGAGCTGGAAGACGCTATGGAGGTTAAGGATGTTGCTAAGGTTAATATCAAGAAGGCGACACACTTATTAAAGAAAAGAAGAAAGGAAAAGCAAGAGTCAGATATGGCTATAGCTAATAATGCTTCACAACAGAATGCTCAAGCACAAATGCAGTCACAACAATCTGCTGCTCAGTCTGAGATGCAACTAAAGCAAATGGAGCATCAAATGGGAATGGAAAGACTTCAAATGGAGTATCAGTTAAAGATGCAGTTAGAGCAGATTAAGGTCAGAACAAAAGGTATGGCAGATGCTGAGGTTGCTATGATTAATAATGATGAAAAACTAAAGCAGATAGATGCTGCTAAAAAGAATAATATTGACGACACTTCTATAGGTAATTCTGTTAGAGAGCCTAGAGTGTTTAGTGGTGTTGGAGATAGTAAGAAATTAGATTAAATTTTTTTATTATATATTAGTTGAACCGTAAATTAAAATTAAAATGAGTTTTGAAGATTTATTAAAAGCCCAAGGGCTTAAAGTTGTTGGTTCTGGCGATGCGTCAAGAGATGAACAACCAAAACAAGAAGTTGAACCTCAACAGGAGGTTAAAGATATAGAGGAAACCCCTCAACCAGAAGCTAAGGAGGAATCTGATGCAGAGGTTAAAGAGATTAGTTTCGAGGATTCTTTTAAAGAGAAATACGGTTCTTTAGAAGATTTAGAGGCTAAATTAAGTTCTTTGGAAGAAAAGGCAAGTGCTTCAAAATTTGAAGACAAGTATGAGTCTGATAGTATAGATAGACTAGAAAAGGTGTTAGGTTCTGGATTCTCTTGGGATAAGATTAAAGAGATTGCAGACGTTAAGACGCTAAATGTTGATTCATTAGATGGTCGTCAAGCATTATCTAAGATGTTAGAGATGAAAGACGGCTTATCCACAGCAGAGATAAATGCTAAATTAAGGGAGTATGACAAACTTAATGATGCAGATTTAGAGTTGATGGATGACGATGAGAAAATCGAACATAAAGCAGCTTTAGCACGTTATGATAGACTGCAAAAGGAAAGTAAAGATTTCTTAAATTCTGTAAAGAATGATGAGAAGTATTCTTTGCCAGACTTGAAAAAACCTACAGATGACAAGGAATTAATAGAGAAGCAACAAAAAGAATTTGATGAATTGAAGAATCGTTATGAGTCTTCTGTTTCAGAATCAGTAAAAGAATTTAACTCAGTAAGTCTTAAACTCGGAGAGGATAATGAATTTACGTTTGAGTTGAATGATGAGATGAAGCAAAAGGTTCAAGAAAGGATGAATGGAATCAATGAGTATTATACCAACTTCGTTAGTGCTAACGGTGTAGATTATAATAATATGAAGGAGACTATTGCCAAGGAACTTTTTTTCGATCAAATATTAAAGTCGGCAGTTGAGTCTAACATTAACAAAGGCGAGATAAATGCTGTGAAGGAGATTAACAACGTAGTTGATAAATCTAAGAAATCACAAGCACCATCTTCTAATGCTAGTGTTCAGGATCAGATAATTGACGGCTTCTTAAAAGGTCAAGGAATTAGATAATTTTAAAAACTAAAAAAAATGGCATTACCATATCAAGGAGGTAGTTTTAACAGAGTAGCAGATTATAACTTTGTAACTACCATGGATTTACACAAACCAGAGATTGAGTCAGAATTAACTCAAACTTTTGGTAATCAAATGTTAACAGGAATGTTATCAATGATTGGAGCAGAAAAAGGTGTTTCTGCTTTGGAATATACTCACTACGAGGAAGAAAGAATTTACCCTAAGCTTTACGCTACTTCAGCAGGAGCAGGAGCAGGGGCTCAAGCAACTTTCACTATGGCTGCATCGTCTAAATATGATGTTCCAGAATTTGCTTCTCCTTATGATGGAAGTACTACTACTTCTATCACTATTCCAAGAAGAGGGGAATTAATCTTAATTAAGCCTGCATCAGGAATTGTTTCTGCTGACAGATATATTAAGGCTATTATAGACGAGGTTACTGCAACAACATTCAAGGCTTCGCCTTTGGATTCTGGTGACAGTGTTCCAGCTATAGGTTCGGCTCAAGAAATCGTTATCTACGGTAACGCTTACGGGGAAGGTTCTATGCAGCCAGGAGCTAGACAGACTAAAGTTAAAAAAGAGATTAACCAAATTCAGACTGTAAAAGGAACTTATGAAGTTACTTCAACAGAAAGAGATATGTTATCTTGGGTTGACTTTGTAGGTAAAGACGGTAAGGCAGGTAAGATGTACTACCTAAAAGGAGAGGCTGATGAGTATAAAAACTTCATGTCTCAAAAGGAATTGACTTTACTTTTGGGTGAGAAGCTTAACAACGATACTGTGGCTAATGCTTGGGTTGCTAGTGGTGACGCTAACTCTGGACCAATCTCTCTAACAGAGGGTCTTATACCAGGTATCCTATCAAAAGGAAACACTTCTGCTTACTCTGAGGCTACAGGTTGGGACAAGCAAGATGCTGAGTCTTTAGTTAAGGTTTTAGATAAGCAAAAAGGTTCTAAGAACAACCTATTAGCTCCAGGAATTGACCTATCAATAGCGATTGATAACACTCTAGCTTCTTACAAGACTGCAGGTGCTATTACTTATGGTAACTACACTTTCTCTGAAGAGGCAAGCGTAAACTTCCAGTTTGATAAGTTCAAGATTGATGACTACATCTTCTCTAAGAAGAAGTTTGATTCTTTCAATGACCTTCAGACTTTAGGTGCTGATGGTTTTGGTTTCACAAACGAAGGTCTTGTTATTCCAATGGATCAGACTAGAGATGCTGGAACAGGAGAGAAGACTAATCACTTAAGACTTCGTTACTTGGTTAATCCTGCTACAGGAGAAAGAAACCAAAGATCGGAGATTATTGATAACTACAAAATCACTGGTAAGGATACTTATAGCGTATTCTACAAGGACAATGTAGGTCTAGAGTCTTTCTGTTTGAACAAGTTCGCTTACATCAAGCAAGGATAATTCTACAAGGATTAAAAAAAAGAGGGGTGTTAGTTCATCCCTCTTTTAATATTAACACTAAGCTTAATTGATATGGCTACCAAAAAACCAGCAAAAGGTAAAAGATTTGTAAAAGTTGTAAAAGACAGTAAGACGGGGAGAACAAGAAAAGTTTCTTATGGTCAGGCAGGAAAAGCAAAAAGTGGTGGGGATAGAATTCGTCCCGGAACTGCTAAAGGTGATGCTTACTGTGCTAGGTCTGCTAAGATTAAAAAATGCAAAAAACCACCCTGTGCAAATGACTTATCAAGAAAAAAGTGGAAGTGTAGAGGTAAAAAATCAATGAAGTAGGTCTTAGGACTTTAAATTAATTAAAACTAAAATTAAAATGGCACAATTAACAAAACAGCCAAAACAGGCTGTGAATCCAGGAATGCGTAATGTTGTATATACGCTAGTTAAATCTAAAAACGGAAAATACCCTCCCTTCTATCAGATTCCTGCAGAGGATGAAGTTTATATGGAGTGGGAAGATGATTTCGGAAACAAGCAATCAGGATTAAGAAGAATTAGATACTCAGTAGGTGAGACATCTATATTTGTAGATGAGCAATCAGAAACTGCAGAAAAAAGAAGAGGAGTTTTACTGTTTAATGACGGTAATTTAATTTCTCATCCAATGGAGGTTACAAAGCAAAAGTACTTAGAGTATACTAATCATAATATTTCCAATCACGAAGAAGGAACTGCTGCACCTAATAAGTCAGCTATATTTAGGTCTAACTCTAGTCAGTATAAGACAAATGTAAAATTACAGAGACAGGAAAAGGTTTTATCTTTATCTCAAATTGTAAATGACTTGTCTGCTGAGGAGATTGAAGGATTGGCACTCACTTTAAACGTGGCTTTTGATAATGCTAATAATGACACAATTATTGCTAGTATAAAAGGTGCAAGAAGTGTGTTTTTTGATATGATAAATTATGACCCTTACAGATTTGAGAAGGAGTTAGAATCAGAAACAAGAAGATTTAAAGAGGTGTTGTCGTTAGCGTTAAGAGATAATATCATTTCTTACGATAAAGGTGGTAGGTCTTTCTATAACAATATAGGTGGTAAAACGAGAATACTTGATGTACCTTCGTATGCTGAGCCTTTAGATTTCTTTGTAGATTTAGCTACAACGAGAACGGAGATAAAAGAAGCTTACAAGTCAATTAAGGATGCTGTAGAAAACAACAAGAAACCAGCTAAAGAAAAGTTTGAAGGAACAAAAGAGTATAAGATGCTCAAGAAGGCTTTAAACTTAAAAGTTTGTAAAAACGCTTTTGGAAGTATTTCAGCTAACAACCTTGGTATGTTAGGAGAAAGAGGTACTGGAATAAAAGGTGCTACTCAGCATTTGGAGTTCCATCCTGAAGTTTACAAAAAAATAGAGGGAATGGTTTTAGAGGCTGAGGATGTTTTGCTTTTAGAAAAAGACAAAAAAGAATCTTCTAAAAAATAGTAAACTGCATAGTTATATACCTAAAGGGAGGCTCAATAAGCCTCTCTTTTTTTTTATGTATATTTACTAATCAATAATGTTATTATAAAAAGATGGCTTTAACAACAACAGATTTTAACGTATCGTTTTTATTGGGTGGAAGCTCAAAAGTCTTTAAGTTTACCGATATAACAGATTATACCGCCCAAGGTGTATCGTTATCTTCGATAACAGGTAGAATTAAAGTTACAGCTCCTAGCGGAATTGTATATAACAATCTAGGCGGTTCAGCAGATATATCAGGCGCTCTTGTTTCAACAAAAAGAGTTAACACTACAACAATACTTGTTCCTCTGTTGTCTAGCGGAACTCCAGAGGTTGGTGTATATACTTTTGAATACGCATCCACTGACGGAACTGACCCTTTAGTAGATCCAACCGTTACAAAAATTAAAACTTTTAACTACTCATATACAAAACCAAAAGCAACTAATCAACTAACAGCTAATTGTTTATCCCCGGAGTTAAAAGGTGCTGATACAACTAATTATCTAGTTGATGGTGTGACTCCTAGTGATAGGTTTTTAATTACCTCGTTAAATCAAACGGCTAGTTATTTTGCTATTTCTGGCGATAAGGTTGGGTTTTTCACTACTGGAAACAAGATTGATGTTATTGGCTCAACTGGTAATAACGGTCAATATACTATAACGGATGTAAGCTATGATGAGTCAGAAAACAGAACTTTTGTTTTTGTTTCGGGTTCAATGCCAAACACTACGGTAGATGGGACAATAGTTCAAAGAAGGACTACATTGTATTTCACTTCTGTTCCTGGTGTAGACCCTTTAATAGGTTATAGCCCTATATTAACTACTAATTCTTTTTATAGTCAGCTACAATCTTTTTCTTTTGAGTCTCACGTTTTATACGATTTTGGAGGAGGTTTTTCTGTTTCAGATTCTTTTGTTTCTTCGGACTCAATAAACGTAGATTGTGAAAATAATCTTTGTGATGTTTTTTGTTGTATAAACTCTGTTTTTGGAGAGTACATGAAATATAAGTGTGTGAATAAAACTTTAGCTGATTTAGCTTTAGGAAGATACACTATAATAACTTCTCATTTAGCCTCTTTAAGAACAGCTTATGAGTGTGGAGACGCAACCGCTGTTACAAAACTAACAGAGCAAATAAAAGATGTTGCTCAGTGTGACGATAAGTGTGATTGCACTACTGGAGACCCTATTCTGATTACAGGAACAGGTGGATCTTCTAGTGGTGGTAACATATATAATGTAGTTTCAGCAGGTAATGGTCTTAATGTATCCACTTCAGTGAGTGGCAGTACAACAACATACACCTTAGCCCTTACAGCTTCGATATTAGCTGATATAGCGGCTGCTACAGCAACAAGTAGTGTTATCTCTTCAGATTCTTCTATAACGGTAACACCTTCGGCTAGTACAAGTACGAATACACAATATGATATAAAAATACCTCCATCAACTCCAATTGTTCCTCCAAAGGAATTTATGGTTATGAAGTTGGAGATTGATAACCAAGGTAACACTTCTGGACACGTTTTTACGCCTAAAGAGGATTTTCTGCATCAAAATCCAACAAATTTAAAAAATCCTGTATCTTCCCCATGGACTTACTCTGTTTATCCTACTGGAAGTATTAGTGAAACTTTTAAAATTAAAATTGAAAATTTTCAAACATCTCCTAATTCTACATATAAAGTAGATATTAGTTCATATTTTCAAGAATATAGTCTTATTGGAACAAGCGAGACAATAGATTCAGATGATGAAAATTTTGGATACAAGAGCCTAAGCCCTAAAGTTGTAAAAACTGACAACGGGTTTTTTAACTTTGTTTTTACAAGACCAGGCTCTTCAACGTATGTAAAGTTTGGGACTATTTCCAATCCCACTTATGTTTACTCAAAAATTTATTTAACTATTAAAATATACGAATAATGTCAGTTAGTTCAGAGTTATCAAAACTAGGTTCAGGTTCGGGTAAAATTTACCTTACTGATGCTAGTGACACGTTAATTACAGCTCTTCAGTTTTTTAATAATAAAGAAGGAAGGGATTCAGCCGAGAGACAGATGATTGTTTCATCAACATTAAGCTCTAATATTGCTGCTGTTTCAACCGTCTCTGTAACTGCTGCAGGTGGCACTATTACAAACTTATCCTACAATGGAGTTTCTGTTTTTAATACCGCAAGCCCTATAACGGGGGCTACTACAGCAGATGTGGCTACTAATTTAGCATCGGCTATAAATTCTCATGTTAGCACTCCAGAGTATACTGCTGTAGCTTCAGGAAGTAATGTTATTGTTTCGCTAGAAGCAGACAAGGGAAGTTCTTTAAACGGGACAGCTGCAGGTTTGTCATTTACGGGAGCTACAACAATAACAGCTACTAGCTTAGATGGTGGTGCTTATCCTTCTGACGAGGTTGATCCTCAGTTGGGGTATAAGATGTATTTAAACTCTTCTGCCACTGCTGCTTTTGGAACTTTAGTTGGCGCAACAGATATTACATCGGGTGTCTTAAGAAAAGCTGCTAGTTCTCCTTATTCTATAAGAGATGTTCAAATTTCTTCGGGAAGTATTTCTTTACCTAGAGACGGAGCTACAACTGTTGTTAGTGTTCAAACCGAAGGTGCTATAGCCGCAGATGATTTAACAGCAATAGATGCAGGAATATTTAACGATGGAGATGTCGTTATTATAAGAGGTAAGGAATCTGCTAAAGTTACTACTGTAAAAGAGGGTGGTAACATAGAGTTAGCTAATAATGCTGATTTTCTTACAGCGACAAAAGATTACGCTATACTTCTTCAGTATAGTACGTCTGATAATAAATGGTACGAAATATCTAGAAGCCCAGGGAACAACTTATCGGTTGCTTCATTGAGATCAGCTAGTATTTCAACTCCTATACAAGGCGTTCAGGCTACCACCTTAACAGTTGGAGGAGGTTCTGTGACTGTTCAACCGGGCGTTGATAAAGGTCATATAGTTCTTACAGGAACGGGTACTTTAACAGGTTCTTGGAGTTACAACCTAGGGGGTTCACCTATAGATGGTGACACATTTATTGTTGACTACAAAGCAACATTTTCTACAGCTCAAAACAATGTCACTATATTTGGAATCGCACTAACAGAGGCTCAAATAGGGGGAGAGAATGTAAGCTTAAAAGCTACCTATATATCTTCTTCTTCTTCTTGGTCTGTTGTTACTCTAAGAGATACGGCAGGTGTTAATTTGGTAGACACGACAGATTTAGCTACGAAAGAACCTGTATTGGGTAACCCTGGTGCTAACGGCTATATACTTTCTTCTACAACCGCAGGAGTTAGGTCTTGGGTTTCTAACGCTTATGCTTCCACTTTAGACACAGACTTAACTATATTTAACTCTACTACCGGGACAGAGACGGCTTACACATACACAATAAACCCTAACACTTTTTTAACAGGAGAAAGTTTAGAGTTGGAAATTAGTGGGTATTTCGCTGGCAACTCCAACGCTAAGGGTCTTTTTATTATGTTTGGAGCTACTACTATTTTAAATAATACAGTTTTAACTTCTCCTAATAATGTTTTGTTCAAAGCAAGGGTTACGCTGTTTAATATTTCAAACACAGGTCTTATTGGTGATGGTGTTTTAACTTTAGGTGGTAATAATCCTGAGTTAGAGTATGACTCTATTTCTTCTTTAGATTTTACGTCTAATAGTTACGATTTAAAGATTAATTCTATGACATCTTCTTCTGCTGGAGACATTTCTATCAGAAGCGTTAGACTTGTTAAATATGGTGCTTAATGGATATAAATAAGGTATACGACTTCTTAAAGTATTTAGCTGATAAAGACCAATCTGGAAATATCACCCCTAAAGAGTTTAACTTATCTATAGATAGGGCTTTTTCTGAGTGGACGATGAAAAGGTATAACAACCTGAAAGACGTTAATCAGGTAAAAACAGGTTGGCAGAAAAATCAAAAAGTAACAGACGATCTCAAGTTTTTATTAGTAAGAAAAGAGTTTTCTTCTATCGGTACTGACGGTAAACTTTCTTTGCCTAACGACTATCTACACCTTTCGAGTTTGGTTTACAATTATAAGTTTGAGGAGGATGGGGAGACTGTTGTTATGCCTAGTATGGTTGATATTGTTGACGATAACGAGATTTCTTCATTTTTAGGTTCTAGTATTTATGCAAAAAGAATAAAGTCTAAAAAATACGTTATAGCTGCTTTTTATAAAGACCACATACAGATATATCCAAAAAATATAGGTGTTGTTGATTTTACCTACTTAAGACAACCTATTACCCCTTATTGGGCTTTTACATTGGTAAACGGAAGACCTGTTTATGATTCTACTAATTCTATTGATTTAGAAGCTCCAGATGAGGTTGTTAATGAAATTGTTATGATGTGCGCCTCTTACTTGGGTATTAACCTAAGAGAGCCTCAATTGATTCAGTATGCCGAACAAATGAAACAACAAGGAGTGTAACACATTTATAAAATGACAAGAGATACTAGGGAAATAATAGCTGAGCAAGCACAAAGAATTATAGAGGGAGGAACACCTACTGCAGACTCTGAAGTTAGAAAAGATGAGTTAATGATTTATGTTGATCAAGCTTTTGGTCAGATGGTAAAACAAAGCTTTTATCAGAATAAAGCAGAGGGCGTTAGTTGGATAGACGGTGGTTTTGTATATAGCTTTGTAGAAAAAGTAAAGGAGGATAAGTATAGGGGTATGAAGTATATAAAAATACCCTCTACCTATGTTGGTCTTCCTTTAGGAATGGGTATAGTTCAGGTTTCTAATGTTACTTCAGAGTTTGACACTTTTGTTCCTACCAACCCAAACTTCTTAGGTTTATCTAGGGGATTGTTGGTTAATAAACTAGCAGGAAGAAGAGCTTATTTTGTAGAAAACACCAAGATGTATTTTATTAATTTGAAATCTTCAGATTGTGTTGATAATATTTTAATAAAACTAGCAGGTGGTATTCAGTCTGAAGAGATAGACCCAGAGGTTGACATTCCTTTAGATATGCAACAAGCTTTAGTTGGTTTTACGGTAGAGCTTTATATGAAGCAGAGACAGATTCCTAAAGATGATATAAACGATAATAATAAAGCTTAATGGAACTAGAAAAAGTAGTTAGGGAGTTTTTAATAGAAACGGGTAGAACAGAACACAGGTTTGTCCAAGCACTTCAATTAGGCATAGCGTGCTTAAGAGAGCTTCATTACGACGTTATAGGGACTCCAGTTGTAAAAGAACTTACGGTTTCTGAGATAGACACCGTAGACCTTCCTGATGACTACTTGAACTATATACGTATAGGTTTTACAGATTCGCACGGATACTTTAGGGAGATAGGCGTTAATGATGGTATAGCTTTAAATAGAACCTTAAACGATTGTGGGAAAAGAATTGCAAGAAAGAAAAGTTCGGATGATAACGCCTCTTCTAGTAATTATAATATTGGTAATGTCGAGTATTCTTCGGTTCATTATACAAATGGTGAAAACGTAGGAAGATACTATGGTTTAGGTGGTGGAGGAAATTCTAATGGTTGTTTTAAAATAGATAAAAACTACCAGCAGATTCAGTTAGACAAATATAGGGGTGGTTCTACTATCACTTTAGAATATTTAGCAGACCCTAACAAAACAAACGGAGAGTTTACTGTACATCCTTTTGCTGTTGAAACTATAAAATCTTGGATAGATTGGAAGTTTACTGAGAATAACGCTAACATTGGAGCGGGCGTGTCAGAAAGAAAAAGACAGCTTTATGGTGGTAATAAAAAATTGTTAAGGTCTAGGATGTCATCTATGAGTGTTCAGGACATCTTGCAGGCATTTAGAAAAGGTAATAAAGCATCACCTAAATTTTAAAAAATGGGTTACGAGAAGAGACAGTTTTTATACGGTATGGATTTAGATACCGAAGAGAGATTAATACAACCTGGTTTTTCTAGAAAAAATGTTAATGTAAGGATTGGCTCTTCTACTGATAGTGGAGTTTACTCTGCGGAAAACATTCAAGGTAACACATTTATACCAAATACAGAACTACCATCAGGTACTAATAAGGTTATAGGATCATGTTGGGATAAATTAAGAGACTTAAGTTATTACTTCGTTTATAACTCAGAAAGCAATCACGGTATATTTGAGTATAACCACGTAGAGGGAAAGATTAATAAGATTATGATTACAAGTCTTTTTAACTTTCAGCCTGATAAATTAATAACTGGACATAATGTAGTAGAGTTTGATAAGGACAATCATTTATTATATTTCACTGATGGCTTTAACCCTCCTCGTAAAATAAATATAGAAACAGCAAGACCAAAAACGAAGTTAACCCCTTTAGGAGAAAAAACTTACCCTGGTACTCTAACCGAAGATATTATAGACGCTATTAAATACCCTCCTTTATTCCCTCCTACTTTTGAGTATATTACAGACCCAGAACAAAAAGTTAATTATTTAATTGACAAGATTGTTCAGTTTAAGGCTGCTTATGTTTATGACGATAAAGAAGAAAGTGCCTATTCCCCCATATCTGTTCAGGCTATTCCTGATAGCTCAAATGTTATTCGTGTAACAGTGCCTAGAGGCGGCTCTCTTGTAGAGAGAGTTATTTTGGCTGTTAGGTTTGGTAATATAGGTGATTTTGTTCAGGTTGTAGACCAAGACTCTGATGATTATGAAAGAGATCGTGAAAGTAATTACATTTATGATTTTAAAAATGATAAGTATTACAATAGTATATCTTTGCCAAAGTCTAATAAGCTTTTTGATTCTCTTCCTCAAATTGCCAAAGCTCAAGAATACATAGAGGGAAACAGAATAACTTATGGAAATATAACAGAGGGTTATGATAATGTTGACGTTGATTTAGGCTTGAAGGTAGATTATGAAAAAGGTCTTTCCACTTCTAAAAACAAAATAAAAGGGTTTGTTAGGATTTCCAACCCTAACCTATCTTATAATGACGAATACGGAATGAATCAGGTTATACGTAAAGATTCACGTAATGAGATTCCTGTTTTTGGTGGTTACAACAATTCCCGAAGAGTTACCTCCTCTGGAATGATTTATAATTATCATCAGCAAATCCCTCTGGGTGGCTTTGTGGTGTATTTGGCAGGTACAGATTTTTTTGGCGTGTCTAAACAAGTAAAGGCTAAATTTAACTATGTTAGATACCAAGAAGGAACAAAAAACATATATGTAGGCGACTCTTCTGGGGCTAAAAAAGCCATAAGGTCGGCTATAGAAAACAGTGGAGACACTCCTCACGGAAGCTCTGGAGCTTATTCTACTTTTGAGATTGATGACGTTCCTGATGGAACTTATATATTAAGGGTTGCTTCTCACCTTACAACATCTGCGGACTTTGCTAATCGAGCCTACCAAAGAACATCAACGTATGTAAATTCAATAAACAAAGGCTCAACGAGGGGATCAGCGTATGGAAGCTATCAAGCTTTTGATAAAAAAGAATTTAAGATAACTGTTAAAGATGGTGTAACGGTTGAAGATATAGAAATTGTTATTGCTGATTTGTCAGTGCCAAAAATATCTGCTAAAATTGATAATATAGCTGGTTATGTTTGTGATTTTATAAACGAGGATGATAGTGTTTACACCCCAACTAGCGTGGCTGATGCTTTAGGTCAAAAAAGAATAGAAAACGCTGTCGTTTTTTATTCTACGGGTAGAAACTCAAGAGGCACTCTTACTCAAGTGGCAGACCATAATGGTTTTTATTTTTGCACAAATATAAATGGCGTAGGGGCTTCGGGAATTAGAAATATAGAAGTGGGTGCTTATCAATATGAAACACAAAGCTTTCAATCGGTTATAGATTTAACCACTACTAGTACAGACTTAGTTTTCCCTGTTGCCACAGGAACAGGAAGTCGAACTTTTTTGTTTTTAGTGCCTAACAAAAACACAGACATAAAAAACTTTTCAAGAACTAAACTTACTGTGGATGTCATAACACCTACGGGAGAACCTGTAGAGGGTGTTTCTGTAGTTAGTGTTCGTGGTGATACTCAAGAAACAAAAACAGGGGGTAAGGCTACTTTTATAGTTTATGACTACACAACTGCGTTAGCACCTGGAGGAGGTGAGTCTTTTTTAACTTTTATTCCTGTTTTACCAAAAACCGAAAGTGGCTCTTTTGAGCCGTTTATTAGGAGTAAAGGTTTGTTTATAGGTAAGGATTTATTAAACGACGAAGACACAACCGAGTTAGATGCTTTTGTTTATTCAACTGAGATTTCTGCTTCTAATTCTAGATTAAAAAACGGGGGCGTATATAGCTTTGGTATTGTTTACTACGATAGAGCTAACAGGAGTGGTGTTACAAATCCCGGGATAGAGTTGTCTTTGCCTTTTTATACAGAAGGCTCAGAAACAATAAAAACAGCTCCAATTGTAAGTTGGGAAATAAAAAACTTAGCCCCTGATTGGGCTACTCATTATCAGATTGTTAGAACAGAAAACACTTCTTCAAGTAAATATTTACAATGGTATACAAGTGAAGTTACTTATGAGGATGGCGGTACTAGTTTTAACGATGCTGGTATTATTGTTTTAGATATAACTAATTTGACGGAGGAATATAAAACGTCTAACCCTGGTTCTGTTTTGGTTTACGACTTCACTCCTGGAGACAGAATAAGGTTAATTAGAGATAGTAGTGAAACCTTTTTTGATGATTATATAGATTTAAGTATTTTATCTTTTGAGACTGGTATACTAAGAGTTAAAAATGACATAGATGACTTAGATTTAAGCTCTGGTGTGTTTTTTGAAATTTACACACCTAAGTTAGAATCTTCTCAAAATATATACTATGAAATAGGAGAGTGTTTTAGGGTTTTAAAGCACACGGATGACGATGGTAATGTTATTAATTACCATGAGGGTGGTACTGGAAATCAAGATCCTCTTAATCCTTCTTCCACGCCTGCTAAGGGTACTTTAAGGGGTGGTGACACTTATTATAGAAAAAGGTCTATAAATTCAGGTTTAGAAATTTACAATGTAAATATAGATAGTCAGCTGTACTCTGATTCTTGGCAGTCTAAAATATCGGATATAGGGAGACCTAATATTGTAGATAAAAACGCTAAGAGGGTTAACAGGATAACAACTATATACTATTCTGATAGGTTTATACCAGAAACGAATATAAACGGCTTAAGCAGCTTCTTTGATACCGCATTTGAGACTTATGACAGAAAGTATGGTTCTATTCAAAAACTATTCTCTCAAGACAAGAGGTTAGACTGCTACCAAGAAACAAAGTCAGGAAAGATATTGGTAGAGGAAAATGTAATTTTTGACCAATTTGACAAAGGAACTATAGCTTCTTCTTCTAGGGTTTTATCTAAGATAATATACTACAAGGGTGACTACGGTACTTTAAATCCTGAAAGCTTTGTGGAAAACGAAGGCAGAAGGTATTGGTTTGATGTTAGAAATGGAAAGGTGTTGAGGCTATCAAATGATGGTATCACTCCTTTGTCTGATAATAAAATGCACGGATACTTTGAGAGTAAGAGTAATTTTTACTCAGCATTTAATTTGCTTCCTGAAGTTTGGGGTGTGTTTGATGAGAATTTTGATGAATACATTATTGCTTTTGGAAGTGTTAGCAGACCGGAAGGTTTTACTCCTGATGAACTAGCGTTAGTAGCTTCTCAAGCAGATCAGATTACAGAAACTAGGGATGGTCTCACATTTACCTTTGATATTCTCTACTCTGCTAATAAGCTAGGAGTACCAACAGAGTTCCAAATTGTAAGAGATTTATCTAATGGTACATTTATAGTAAACAGTGTAGCAGGTGATATAACACTAGACAGGCAGAAGTTGTTGGCTATTCCTGCCGAGACTTTAGGGTTCTCAGAGAAAACGGGTCATTGGACATCTTTCTATTCTTACGATCCAGAATGTATGATAAGAGCAGGGGTTGACTTCTTAAGTTTTAGAAACGGTCAAGCGTACCTGCATAACACCTCAAACGCAAAGAGAAATAGCTTCTACGGAGAGGAGAGGGGTAGTGAAGTTTGGGCTGTGTTTAATCAAAACCCAAGTAATGTAAAAGTCTTCCAAGCGTTAAGTGAGGAGTCTGATTCTGTGTGGCAGGTTAGAGATATATTTACTCAAGGAGGTCAGAGAAGTAATTTAACTAAAGATGATTTCTCTGTAGCTTATGGTCAAGGTCACACACTTTATAGTAAAGAAAACATCCATTACGCACCTTTCTGGAAAGACGAGAACACACCTAATGTAGATAACCCATTAATAGAGGGTGATTCAATGAGAGATGTTAGTATATTAGTTAAATTAATAAACGACTCAACTAAGGAAGAAAGACTATTCGCAGCGAGTATTAATTACTCATTGTCGGAGAGAAGTAATAGATAATATATATTTCATAAATTAGTAAAAAGAAAAAGATATGGCACTACCATTAGCACTAACACTAGCACCAGCAGCAATTCAAGCAGGGACAGGTATCTACCAAGCTGTAAAGGGTAATCAGTTGAGAAACTCTATGGATAGACCAAATTATGAAATCCCTCAAGAGATTTTAGATAGTTTAACCGATGCTCAAATCCAAGCATTAAGAGGTATGCCTGCAGAACAAAAGCAACAGTATATTGATAATGTTATGAGGTCTCAGCAGGCTTCTTTGGATGCTATGGGAGATAGAAAAGCAGGGTTGGCAGGATTAGCAGGTGTTCAGCAAACTGCGGTTGACGCTTATAGAAATATGCTTTCAATGGATGCTCAACAAAGACAGGTTAATGAGAGGGCTTTGCAAAACACTAGAGGCGTTGTTGCAGGTTTTAAAGATAAACAGTTTGATTATAACCAAGCTCAACCTTATCAAGAAACTATGGCGGCAGCAGAGGCTATGACAGGAGCAGGAATGCAAAATATTATGGGTGGTGTTCAGTCAGGCTCTCAAATGGGGTTAGACGCTGTTATGTTTAATCAGTATATGAATAATCTAGGTGGTTCGGGTGGTGCTAATAATACTGTTGGTTCTACTATTGCTAGTGGTTATCTACCACCCGTTGATGTTTCTCAAAATACAGGTAATGTAAACAACGCTTCTTCTGTATTACCCTACCAAACAAAACAACAAGCATTAATGAGGGAAAGCAATTATTTAAGAGGGATTTATGATAATGTATATCCTGATACTAATTTTACAGTATAATGATTTCAGACAACTTAGGAATATATAATTCGTACAAAAGAGCAAAAGCTATGGATGAGGTAAGGTCTACACCTTTTTCTTCTCCACAGGTTAATAATTCTCCTGAGATGGGAGGTGATGAAGAAACTAAAAGATTTACTCCAGAGGATCATAAAAGGTACGAGGAGTTAAGAAGACGTATGTCTGTAAAAAGAAGATAACTATAATGGCAAAGAAAAACAACCCTACAGGTTTATCTACAGGACAAGGAAAAGGTGCAGCTCAGGTTTTTGGGAGTACTTATAATCCTTATTTTAAGGAAAGACTAACTGAGGCAAAAAAGAAAGATAAAGAGGTTACTGATGCTATGGCTAAGGTTTCTGATTCAAGTCAGTTATGGTCCAGGGATGTTGGAGCTTTCAAGCCAATGGTTAATGATTTACAGAAGTTTTATAGAGATAATGCTAGAGCAATAATTAAAGGTGATTTTGATGCCACACTTAAGCTCAAGCAAAAGCAGAATGAAATGGCTCAATATGTTACCTCATCAAAAGATGCTCAAAAGTATGCTAACGAGATGTTGAAGTTGGTAAACAAGCCAGGTTCTAACTATACAGATGATTCTAGACAGAAGATTTTTGATTTTGTTAATCAAGCTCAAGCTGGAAATTTTGATACTTCAGAATTGATATTAAATGAAAAATATGATGCTTCAGATGCTTTGAAAGCTATATCGGGTGAGGTTTACAAAATAGGTTACAAACCTGAATCTCTTTACACTACAAAAGACGGAATAAGGGTTAATACATTAGCTCAGTCTCCAGAGGCAGTAGAGGAAATTGTTCTAAAACAAAGAGATAATGCTATTAAGTTTTATGGCGAAGAGGCTAGGAAGTATTGGACAGATGAACAAACCCAAGAAATAATAGATCAAGAAATAGCTATGTTGGGTAAAAAACGAACAGCTTTTAATAAGCCATCGGCTTACAACCCTAATGGCTCTCCAGAAGTTGTTCAAGCTTTTGATTTTGACCCCTCGCCATTAATAACGTCTTTTAATGTCCCTTATGGAATTAAACAGGCTACTGGTATTAAAGGCAAACTTGGAGAAAAGATTGCACCAGGAACTATAGGATACAACAAGGGGGATGTTGCTTCTCAAAACACCTTTAATTATGAAACTTCTATAAGTTTTAGGTTTAAGCCTTCATCAGAAGCTGTTCCGATAGGTGGTAACTTTGTTAGCCAAGCTTACGCTTTAGACGAAAATGATCCTCGCATCATAACCAAAGATAAATCAATGAGGGGTATAGGAGGCAGAGCAGAGGCAGGAAATAAGTTTAATTTAGCTGATGTTAAATTAGGTTTTAAGTCTGGAAATTGGACTGTATCTCAGTCAATGATTTTAGACACTTTTCCTAAAGGCTATAAATCAAGTTCAGATGTAGATTTAGGAGGTATGCCTATAGATGGTGCGTCTTTAAAAACTCAAAAGTTTAAAGATCAAGTAAAAGACGGTAAACCTGAAAAAAGATATTACGCTGTTTTAGAAAATCAAGGTCAACAGGTTTTAGAACCTTATCATAAAGTTCACAAGTCTATTGCACAGCAATACAAAGGAGATAATAAAACTAGGTATAATGAGTGGTATGAAAAAACTAAAAATTATTTAGCACAACAAGGTTTTAGTGCTGCTTATGAAGACTTTACAGGTCAAAAACTACCGTCTAGTGGTAAAAGCACTCCTGAAGTACAAGCGGTTCTTCAAAATTGGCTTAAAAAAAATAAATTAAAAGACACTAAAGAGAATAGAGCTACTGCTTTAAAAGCGTATGAGAACTATTTAAAAGGTAAAAAAAACTAACAAATGGCTAAAAAGCAATCTTTTGACAACTCGGCTTTCGAAGAATTTGACAACTCGGCTTTCGAAGAATTTGACAACTCGGCTTTCGAAGAACTAGATGTTCAACCAGAAGAAGATAGTAAAAAAAAAGTCCAAGAAGAAGTTCAGGAAGAATCTCAAGAGATGGTTCAAGAAGATACGGAATCTGTATCGGAAGATGGTTCTTTGGAATCTCAATTGGAGAAGACTAATATTCCTTTAGAGTTTCCTAAAGAAAGAACAGAAGCGGAATTAGCTTTTAAATCAGCTAAAGGTTACTACCCAGACGAAGTTTTTGATCAACCCGAAAAAAAAGCTAAAGAGGCGGCAGATAGCGATAAGTATTGGTATGAAGACGCTGTGTCTGAAGCTGATAATATTTTAGGAGACAAATTTGATTATTTATCAAAAACAACAGAGGAGATTTCTAACATGTTTCCTGCTGAGGCAGATGACAATTCTGTTTTTCAGGTAATAGAGGAGAGAAAGAATAACCTATTAAATAAGCAAGGAAAAGATTACTATAGCAAAATGTTGTCTGATTCATCTCAAGTTTATTTAGACAGGGGTGATGCTGCAACAATAGAGGAGGCTAGGGATTTTACGGCTAGGGATTATTCAAAATCCATGAGAAGTAAGGGTATTAACTCGTTAGGTTTAGATTCAGATAGAATTGATGAGGCAAAACCTAAAATAGATGAGTATTATAAGTTAAGACAAATACCTTATAATGAAAGAACCCCAGAGCAGAAGTCTAAAATATATGAGTTAAAAGATTATGTAAGCCAATTTAGAGAAGATTCTGAAAAGTTCTTTATAAATCCAGAGACGGGTGAGATAGACGGAGAGAAAAAAAAGCTAGTAAATGATTTAGAAGCTGAATATTCAAAAGAGGCTAAAACAGACTTTCAAAAATTTAGTTCTAGATATAAGCAAGAATATGACAATTTAAACGCTATAGACAACTCTATGGTAGACGCTTTTTTTGGCGATAGATCAGAAGTAGATTTCAACGGAGAGTTTGGTTTGTTTGGTAATGTATCTAGAGATGATATATCTAGAATGACTAAAGACGGTACACTTCCTGATGGTGTTGTGAACGGTAGGATGACTGACGCTAACGTCATAAAAATGGCAGAGTTAGGCTTACTTCCTGAAGGTGCTGAAAAGGTTTATTCTCTTTTAGAAGAAAAAGAAAAATCAGAATTAAATTTTAGTGCCTTATCTAGGGCTTTACTGTTAAATGAAAACCCATCGGCAGTAGCTAAGGGTTGGGGAGAGTTTTTCAATGCTGAGGATAGTGAGTTTAATATTCCATTTTTAGATAAGATTGGAGAGGGTATAACTTCTTTTGGAGAAAGCTTTGCAGAGGCAATCCCAGGAGTGGGTAATGTAGGAACGGATAGAGACTTTAAAAAAGACATTGTTCGTATAGCGAATGAAGAGGGAGTTACATTGACTGAGGATCAATACGATTCTGCTGTAGATAATATGGCAGAAAAAATTGGTTCTACATTTGGTACTTCAGCCGAGATAATGGGGGAGATAATAGTAACCTCAATGATTGCTAGAAACGCTTCTTCGGCTATTAACTTAACAAGTAAAATTGGAAAGTTGGTTAGTGCTTTAGGTGGAAGTCAAAAAACAGCACGTATAGCAGGTGAGGGGCTTAAAGCCTTAGAACAAGCCGTTGCTTTTGATTTAACCTCTCAGGGTTCTGCTGCTATGGGTATGGGAGAGTTCTTGGGAGCTAAAGGAGCAGATAAGGTTTTAAATCTTTTATCTAAAGGTAAGTCTGCTAAATTTATGAAATTTATAAAACCCTTAACAAGAGTTATGGGTGCTACTACCGCTGGTACTGTAGAAGAGTATGGTGGTGAATATCTAGAGCAAGGATTTAAAAACGGTTTTATCTCTAAAGAAACTTTTAGAAATACATTTGGTAGAAACTACGATGAGGCTAAGGATAAGCTATTAATGACTTTAATTCTTACAGGTACTTTTGGTACAGGTGCTGAGGTTTCTAACATGTATAAGCTTGGTAAGGATTACTATAAAAATTCAGGAGACCAAACACAGCTTAATGATGTAGAAAAAGCTTATACTGAAATTCAAAAAACCAAGCAAGAGCAAGTTCTTACTAAGTTTGATAATATGTCAGACACAGAGCTAGAGAAGTATGCAGAAGAAAATGATGTAGATATATCAGAACTTAAAAAGACTATAGAAGACGCTAGGAAGTCAAAGCCTAAATCTTTAAAAGATATGTCTGAAGAGGAGCTAGAGGCATACGCAGAAGAGAACGATATAGATATATCAGAGTTAAAAAAAGAAGAAACTACCGAAGTTGAACCTGGCGATATTACCGCCAAGTCTGAAGAGGTTGTTGAAGAAGGTGACACGTTTACTCAAGAAGAAAGAAAAGAAGTAGATGCTTTAGAGGAGGAGTTTAAAGGTTTATCTAGGCAAAAAATACAAGAGTCTGACCCTGAAATTATTTCAGATTTAGATGCTAAAATGGAAGAAAATAGTAATAAAAGAAAAGAAATATTATTACGAAGCAACAAAAGAAAGTTAGAGGCTGAATCTAAGGAAGAAGTACAAGAGGAAGGTGACACATTTACGGAAGAAATAAAAGAATTAGCTAAAGAAGAAAACAAAGAGGTTAGAGAATACATAGAAGCAAGGTCTGCTGAAGAGGTGTCTGAAGTATTAGATAATAACGACTTACTTTCTAAAGTAAAAAACAATGAGTCTATAAATGAATCACAAGCTGAAGAGTACACTAATAAGATATATGATTTAATAGATTCAGAAAACGTAGTAGAAGGTTCAGTTAAAGAATCAGAACTATATGATGTAATCGAAAAAATAGAAAACTATGATAACAAAACTAAAACAGTTAAAAAAACAACTGCCAAAACAAGACTACTTACTCGTTTTAGAGAAAATGCAGGAAAAGTTAATGAAAAAGCCTTCAGGGATCAAGTCTCAGGCTCAGAAGCAGAAATAGGTGGCTCTAAGGGAGTTATTGATGTTCAGGGAGACCAAGTGTTTATAACTGAAAAAGGAACTCGTAGGTCTCTTGGAAAGGCTGCTGACATATTAACTCAAGATATTACTACTGATAATATTTTAAAAGATGAGAATGGAAATGTTTCAGGTGTAAGAATAAACACTCCTTCAGGAGAAATGATTATAAATAATCCTGAAGTAGGTCTAGATATGGGTATTGAACTTCAGGAAAAGATGATAGGTCGAAATCCTTTAAGTGATATAGAGGTTGCTTACGAGAATGTTATTGAAGAAGAAGGTATTGAAGTGGCTATTGATAAGCCTAAAGCAAAACCAAAGAAAGAAGTAGAGCCAATAAAATCAACCCCAGAGGTTGCAAAAACCGAACCTATTGAAACTAAAGAAAAGGTTTCTGAAAAAGAAGTAGAAAAAGATTTAGAGGGTTCTTTTACTAAAGAAGAGATGACCTCTAAAATGGATAAGACTTCTTTGGAAAAAGCTTTAGAAAAAGTAAACGCTTTGGATAATAAGTTGAAAAACTTATCTCTGTCTGATCCTTTCTTAATAACTCCTGCTGCTAAGTTGTTGTTAGCTGCTGTTAGAAAAGGTCTTAAAGTTGGTATTTCTTTAGAGCAAGCTATTAGTAAAGCTAAGAAGGAAATTATAAAAAGTAAAGAGTATAAGGTACTTAGAAAAGAAGACCAAAAGTTTATTGATGATTCTAGCTTAGATGATATTGTATCAAGAGTTGAGCAAGAAACCAAAGGGGAGCAACAAAAAAGAGAAGACACTTTAGAGGATGAGTTAAACCTAGAGTTGGAGGCTTTAATAGAGGAGTCTTTAGATACCAAGAAGCCAAAAACAGCTAGAGATGTAAGAAAAATCCAAAAAAGATTTAAAGATTTTATATCTGCAAATAAGAAAATATTAAGACAGGCATCTCCTGCTTTAAACGCTACTATTGCAAACAAGTTAGCAGGTGTAAGTTCTCCTGCTACTTTAAAAAGCACAGCAGAGTATATTTCTAAAATAATTAAGGATACTAAGTTCAAAAAAGAACAAGAAGCTAGGGCTAAGGTTATAGATGATATAAGGAAAGAAATAGATATTAAGTCTTTTAGAAAAAAAGGAGGTAAGTATGCTCAAGGTACGGTGGCTATTGAAATTGATAAGTTTTTTCAAAAAATAAGAGACGCAGTAAACCTTACAAAAGAAGAGGCTTCTGAAAAAATAGACTCTATTTTAAAAGGAGTTAAAGATTTTAACGATATTTCCATAGAAGACCAAGAAACTCTTATGACTTTGGATTTTGCTGATTTAGATAGTAAGTCAATAGAATCTTTAAATGAATTAAAGAAGACAATTAAAGAATATAAGTCAAAAGGTAGGCAGTGGTTAAAACTAAAAAAAGAAGCAAGGGCTAAGAAATACAAGGAGGGTGTTTCAGATTTAAAAACTGCTATTTTGGGTAAAGACGTAGAGATGAATCCTAATCTTCGTAAAAGCTCTACAAAAACAACTGTTCAAGAAATAAAGGCTTCTTTTACTAAGCTTATAGACACTCTTAGATTAGGTGTGCCTAAAATAGAAAATTGGGCTGGATTGTTAAACCACATAAACAATTTGTCAGGTAAACAAGTTGGTGGTAATCAAAAAGCAAGAGATTTCTTAAAGGAGAAATTTCTTGTTCCTGTTCAAAAAGCTAGGTCTCAAAAAACTAAAAATGTTCAAAACATCACTAGTAATATTAAGGACAAGAAACAATCTATTTTTGGTAAAAACATTTCAAAGGTAAACAAAGACCTTCAGAAAACAATGTTTGTAAGGGATGTTAATGGAGATAGAATATCATCAGGAGAGTTTGGTTATTTAAGTATAACTAAAGACCAGGCTATGTATATATACAATCTCCAGAAAGACCCTACTTTAGCTGACACATTTAATAAAATGAAAAAAGACCCAGCTAACAAAGCTTTAATAGATACAGCTAATAAATTAGTGGCTGAAGATTCTAAATTACAAGAGTATGCTGATTGGGTTCATAATGATTTTTACCCAAATTATTATAATAGAATTAATAATGAATATAGAAAACAGTATGATTTCAATTTACCTTTTAATGAAAACTACTCTCCTATAAGAAGAATAGACGCTCCTAATCAAGATGTTGATATGTTAAATCCTACTAGAAACATAGCTTCAACTCTTAATGGTTCTTTAAAAGAAAGAATAACCAACACTAAAGACCTAGACCTAACTTTAGGAATGGATGGAACAATGTTAGGTTATATGGATTCAATGGAACACTTTATAACTCATACAGACGCTGTTAAGTTTTTAAATAGAACTTTTAACGATTCTGGTGTTAAAAATGTTATTACGCAAAAGTTTGGGTCAGGTGTCAATGGTGTTCTAGATAGGTTTATAAAATCTTTAGCAGGAAATCAAAAAGCTGATGAAGCCACAATGGACTTCATGGATAAATTAAGAAGAAGGTACACCACAGCAGTTTTAGGATTAAACCCTGTAGTTTTTGTTAAACAGATGACCTCTGCCCCTGCTTACGCTACTGCTGAAGGGGTTAACACTCTTGATTACGTAAATCAAGCCGCTAGGATGCTAACAACTAAAGAAGGTAGAAGAGACTTAATTGATATATCTAGATCTGACTACGTTAGAGACAGACTAAAAAGAGCAGGTTTCGATAGAGATACTGCTTTAAATTATAAAAATGACTTTAACAAACTTGTCAGAGGAGGAGGAAGAGTTAGAAATAAATTAATGTTTATGACCAAGTACGGTGATATAGGAGCTATTGTTCTTGGCGGTACTCCATATTACACTTCTATGAAGAAAAAATATATGAAGCAGGGAATGTCAAGGGCAGAAGCTACAGAAAAAGCTATGTTTGATTTTGAAAACGCTACTGAAGCTACTCAGCAATCTTCTTCTACTTCTGAACTTTCTGACCTTCAAAGAGGGTCTAAAATGATGAAGTTGTTTACAATGTTTAAAACATCTCCTGCTCAGTACCTTAGAAAAGGAATGACAACTCCTGTCAGAAACATAGTAAGGGGAAGGGGAACATCTCAAGACATTAAAAATATTGCTATGTTTAACGTAGTTCTTCCTACTTTATTTACTGCTGCCAGTAAGGGTCTTTTATTTCCAGATGAAGATGATGCTAAAGATTACGTGGCTTCGGTTACGGCTGGAAACCTTTCAGGTATACCTGTATTCGGAGATATGCTGACTGCTGGTGTAAACCTCCTAAAAGGAGAGGATTTTGGCATAAACTCAGCCCCTGTTTTTGACGCTATTTTTAAACTAACTAAAGCTGTTGTAGAAGGAATAGAGGAAGGCGATATACCAATGGATGAGTTTATAGAGGATATTGCTATCCCTGCAGTAGAATTAAGAACAGGGTTTCCAATTAAAAATGCCAAAAAATTAACTATTGATAATTTAGAAAGAATAAATAAAGGTAATTTTGACAATAAAACACTTAGAAAATTTGTAGGTTATGGTGACCATGCTTTAGGAATTAAAAAATCAAAAAAGGTAAAAACAGAACTTGAAAAAGAATTAGAGAAAATGGAGAAAGGCTTAGATGAGGAAAGTTTTGATAAAGAATTAGAAAAAATAATTAAAATAGAAGGGTTGTAAATAACTAAAAACTCAAAAATAAAAATTAACTATATTTATAAAAAATAATTAAGATGATTCAAAGTAAACAATATCAAGCTCCTAAATCAGATGATGCGAGTGGAATGAGAGATATTAATAACGCAATTGTAGATTCAGGTTATAGATTCGGACAGCAGGTTTATCAGTTGATTCTAAGACAAGAGGGAAATGCTACTCCTGACAATATAGACTTAGATACCTACTCCAATGGTTTAACCATCAAGGTGGGGTCTAGCACTATATCAACTTCTTTCTCAACGGATACTGCAACTACTGTTGCTGCTTTTGCTACGGCTATTGCTTCTAACGCTAATATAGAGTCAGCGGTTGCTGTAGGTCACACGATTAATATAAATGTCGTAAAGAACACAGAAGTAGCATTAACAGACTCAGGAGTAACAGGAAGTACAATAAGAACATCTTTAACAGTAAAGCTAGTAGCTGACTTAAGAATAGTTCCTGCTATTGTAACAATAAACAATGAGCCAGAACCATTAAGAGTTGATACGAACAATCCATCAGGAACAAACTATATAGGGTACGCTGATTTAGGTACTGCTAATAGCTCTGGTAATTGGAGAATTAAAAAGACTGTTGTTGCAGGTACTGTTACGACAATCACTTATGCAGACGGTAACAAGCTTTTTGATAATGTTTGGGACGATAGAACATCTTTAAGTTACTCTTAAAAAAATAGATTATGGCAATTAAGTATGATTACGTATTAGGAAAATTAAGAGAATCTGACGCTGGAGGCGGTGGTGGTGGTACTGATGCAAACGCAGTGCATGTTAACGCAGCAGGTGAGATAGACGGGATAACAGCAAAAGGAACTCCTACAACAAGTGATATTCTATTAATAGAGGACGCTGCTGATAGTAATAACAAAAAGAAAATCACTATTGGCAATTTACCTTCTTCAGGCTCTGCTAGTCCATTAACAACTAAAGGAGATTTGTACTCTTATGGTCAAGCAGACGCAAGATTGCCAGTTGGAACAAACGGACAAATATTAGTAGCTGATAGTAATGAGGCAACAGGTTTAAAATGGCAAGGGAATGCACCAGCAGAACCAAGAATAGTATCAGTTACATCAACAGCAACATTAACTGTAAGTTCTTCAACAACAGACCAAAGCATTATAACTGCACAGGCTGAAGCTTTAACAATAGCAGCTCCAACGGGTACACCTGTAGAAGGTCAGAAGTTAATTATTAGACTTAAAGATGATGGTAGTGCTAGAGCAATCACTTTTAATGCTATTTTTAGAGCCTTAGGAGTGACTTTACCAACTACAACAGTAGCAAGTAAAACAACTTACTTAGGTCTTGTTTATAACAGTACAGATACTAAATGGGATATTTTAGCAACTAAAACAGAAGCGTAAAATGGTTACAATTATTTCAAAAATAGAATTAGAGGGTACAGACAGTTTAAAGTATACAGATATTGGTCATACCGAAGATGACGCTATTGTTAATCAGATAAACGAGGATTATGATTCTACACTAGGGAAATTTTTAGGAGAGAACAGGACTAAATTAGAAATAGGAGAGGCATCTATAAGTACCTTTTTTAATGGTATTGATTCTGTTAATGAAGCAAGAACTCAAGTAGAAATTGTTGAAGATTCAAGTTTAACTAAAATTACTGATCTAAGTCAATTATAATGGCAGTACCTACTAAAGGAAATACTACGAGTGCGAATCCTACTCCTGGAGCTAGTTCAAAAACTCAAGCTCATACGCAAAATACGGGTAATGATGGTTTAATTATTGCTCAGTTTACTATGAGTAACAGTAGAACTTACTCAGGGTGTACTTATGGTGGTCAAGCTATGACTCAGTTATATCAAATTAACAGAAGTGGGTTAGGTCAACGAATGGCTTTCTTCTATTTGGAGAATCCACCAACGGGGAGTAACAACTTAGTCGTTAGTTTTAGTGGCTCTCAGTGGAATCCTATTAGCATGCACATTAGAAGCTTTACTAATTCAGGAGGTGTGGGAGCTTCAGGCAGAACAGGGGGTCAATCAACACCGAACACTCAAAGTTTAACAGTTGAAGATGATTCATTAATAATGATTACGTCTTGTTCAATTAACGCTATTACAAGCCAACAAATACCACAGGGTACTAACAGAACTTATACTCAACACAATACTAATAGACAAGTAGCAACGGGTGCAATTAGTGCTGATACCGGACATAGTGCTGGTAGTATTTCTCTAAGGTCTACATCTACTAGTGGTAACTTGACTTTAGACAGAACAGAGATAAAAGGGTTAACGAGTTCAGTTGATACTAGTGGAGGTGACTTTTTTTCAGTATTTTAAATTAAATTTATAAAATGCCAACTAAAAAAATAGAACTAATAGAAGCTATAGCT